GAACGTAGAGCTATTGATAACATCATGACAAGACTCAGAAGTATAGTTGAAGAGACAGGTGCAGGACTGATCTTAGTCTCACACTTGAGAAGAGTTGACGGAAACAAAGGACATGAGAATGGTATTGAAGTATCTCTTTCACACTTGAGAGGTTCACAGAGTATCGCTCAATTGTCTGATTGTGTTATTGCTCTTGAAAGAAATCAACAGTCTGACGATCTTGAAGAATCAAACACAACGAGAGTTCGTGTTTTAAAATCTAGGTATACCGGTGACGTTGGATTAGCCAGTCATTTGCTATATGACAGGGAAACCGGTAGACTTAGAGAAGTTCCTAAAGATCAATTTGAAGATGATGCCAATGAATTACTAGAGTTATAATATGGATTTAGTATTTGATATAGAAACAGATGATCTTAAAGCAACTAAGATACATTGTTTGGTGGCTCAAGATGCAGCTACTGGCACTCTATATAAATATCCACCGGATAAACTAGAAGAAGGTTATGCCCTATTAGAACAAGCAGATAAACTTATTGGTCACAATATTATAGGTTTTGATATACCTATGGTTGAGAAGTTTGGTAATGTAAAACTTTCTCACAAACCAGTTGTAGATACATTGGTTATGTCAAGACTATTCAATCCGGTTCGTGAAGGAGGACATAGTTTAGAGAAGTGGGGTTTTCGTTTAGGCTTTAGGAAGATAGAGTTTGAAGATTACCTTAACTATTCAAAAGAAATGATGGACTATTGTGTTCGTGATGTCCAACTAAATACTGTCCTCTTTCAACACCTTCGCAATGAAGGTAAAGGTTTTAATAAAGAATCTGTTTCATTAGAACAAGCAGTAGCAAAAGTAATTAAAGAGCAAGAACTTAATGGATTTAAGTTTGATTCTAAACATGCTGAAATGTTATTAGCAGAACTAAGACATCTTATGCAAGAAGCAGAGGATGAAGTTCATCGAGTATTTAAACCCAAGATGATTGATCTTAAAGAGGTTCAACCTAGATTAAAAAAAGACGGAACATTATCTAAACAAGGACTAACTCCAGAAGAATTTGAAGAACGCTCCCCTACCAACGATATCACCCCCTTTACCAGAAGAAAACTACAAGACTTTAACTTAGGCTCACGAAAACAAATAGGAGAATACCTAGTTGAGTTTGGTTGGAAACCTAAGAAGTTTACTCCTACCGGTCAACCTATTGTAGATGAAACTACATTAGCACGTATTGATGATATACCACAAGCAAAACTTATTGCTGATTATTTATTGTATCAAAAACGAATTGCACAGATTGATTCATGGATAGCTGCTCTTGATAATGATGGTCGTGTACATGGTTTTGTTATTCCGAATGGTACAATCACAGGAAGAATGAGTCATAGGAATCCCAACATGGCTCAAGTGCCTAACATTCATAGCCCTTTCGGTGCAGAGTGTAGAGCATGTTGGACAATAGAAGACGGTTATAAATTAGTAGGTATTGATGCTTCTAGTTTAGAACTAAGAATGCTTGCTCATTATATGCAAGACGAGGAGTTTATAAATGAAATCATTGACGGAGATATACACACCCTTAATCAAAAAGCTGCAGGACTTGAATCTAGAGATCAGGCAAAGACTTTCATCTATGCCCTCATATACGGAGCAGGAGATGCAAAACTTGGAAGAGTGGTTGGTGGAAATCAAAAAGATGGCAAGCGACTTAGAGAACAATTCTTTGATAGTAATCCATCATTTAAATCTCTTAGAGATAAAGTTCAAAGAGCATCAGCAAAGAACTTCCTCAAAGGATTAGACGGAAGAAAACTTTTAATTCGCACACAGCACGCTGCTCTCAACACTTTATTACAAGGTGGAGGAGCTATTGTTATGAAACGTGGATTAGTTATGTTAGACTCAGTAATAAAACTAAATACACTTGATGCGAAGTTTGTAGCTAACATTCATGACGAATGGCAGATGGAAGTTAGAGAAGACCTAGCAGACTTTGTAGGAGAGTTAGCAGTAAACTGTATTATTAAAGCCGGAGAATATTATAACCTTCGCTGTCCAATGGATGGGGAATACAAGATAGGGGAGAACTGGAGTGAAACACATTAATAGTTCAGCTAACTTTAAAAAAGATTTACAACGTGGTCATAGTATTGAAAAATTTGTATTGGATCGAGTCAAAAAAAAATACCCATGTTCCGTATTAATAGATGGTAAGTTTAAACCTTATGATTTATTTGTTCCTGAAAAAAATAAAACAATAGAAATAAAAGGAGATTATAGAAGTTGTGAGACTGGGAATATACTTATAGAGTTGATGATGTTTAGTGTTCCTTCTGCGTTACTCACAACTAAAGCAGATTATTGGGTTATATTTACAGGACAAGAACTATTATGGACTACACCAATAAAGATAGTTGAATGTATAACTATTAATAATATACCTTCACGAACATTAACTGGTCAAGGAGATACATCATCTAAGGTTGCATGTTTAATACCTATAAAAATATTTAAAAAATATTGCTTTAAAATAGAAGATTTAAATGAAACACATTAAGGATAAAAGTGATAATCGCAGAGGAGACTTTGCAGAATTTTATGCAGTCACTTGGTTATGGGATCAAGGATATGAAGTGTTTAAAAATTGTGGTTGTGATGGTCCAATTGATTTGATTGTTGTTAAAGACGGACATATAACCTTGACAGATATTAAAACTAGATCAAACAATGGGTCTAATGGAACGACTACAAGAAGTGAAGAACAAAAAAGTTTAGGCGTACAAATAATAAAATTTAATCCAGATAATAGAAAATGTGCATGGGTTAAACATAAATCATGAGAAAGAAAAAATTAAATACATTAGTAGATGATATCTACAAAAAACTTTCTGTACTTGGCGAGGGTAAATCACTTAACCTATCTGACGAAGTTATAGATAAGTTTGGTGAAGACATGAAAGAAGTCTTACGTCATTGGTCCACACCTACTGAAAGATCAGAAGGAACATTACGTATGTCAAACATTGGTAGACCTAATAGACAATTGTGGTATGACATGAAAGCAGCACCACAAGAAAATATTATTAATCCTAGTACTTTTGTTAAGTTTCTTTATGGTCATATTTTAGAAGAGGTAGTATTATTATTAGTTAGACTAGCCGGACATAAAGTAGAGCATGAACAGAAGAATGTAAAAGTAAAAGGAATAGAAGGACACATGGATTGTGTTATTGATGGAGAAGTCGTAGATGTTAAGACAGCATCAGGCTATGCATTTAAAAAGTTCAAGGATGGAACATTAGCTCAAGATGATACCTTCGGATACCTAGCTCAACTTGCCGGATACGAAGCAGGTCATGGTACTTCCGAGGGTGGATTCTTGGCAATGAATAAAGAAAATGGAGAACTTGCACTTTATATTCCAGAAGAACTTGACAAACCCAACATAGAGAGTAAAATAAATACAGTCAAGAAATCTTTACGCAAATCAGCACCACCTGAACTTTGCTATCAACCTATCCCTGACGGACAATCAGGTAACATGAAGCTACCTAGAGGATGTTTTTTCTGTAGGCACAAAGTCGAATGTCATAAAGATTCAAATAACGGTAAAGGTCTTCGAGTATTTAAATATGCGAAGGGTCTTTCTTATTTAACACAAGTAGTTAAAGAACCTAAAGTAGAGGAAATTACACATGAATTCAAAAAAAGAAAAGCTCGTAAGACGACACGCAAAACAGCTAATGCTTGAATGGTTACAGAGTGTAGTACCTGACGAAGAAAAAGATAAAGTTACAATTAAAAACTTAGAAAACTATTTACCAGATCAAACTCATATCTATGCTAACAGACATCTTAGAGTCTCTGCATATACTTTACGTTGGTTTATTAAAGGTATTAAAAAAATTATTAAAGCAACTGGCAAAGAGATCACAGATATTCAAGTTCAGGAGCTCGAACGTGGCTGAATATAAAACAGCTATTATTGCTTGGGATTTAGAAGACATTGATTTGAATGAACTCATTATGGTTATTGGAAGTTTTATTTTTTCCGGACATAATATAAACGAAGTAGAAACAGAAGTGATAGATAAACTGAAAGAATTACTTGAACTAGAATCTAAAAGAAGATTGACAGGTATATCAGAAGACGACACAATACATTGAGGATAACATATGGAATATAAATTTAACGAACACATTAATATAAATGAAATAAAAAAATATGTTGATGATACTTATACACAACATTATGCTAACTCAAAATATCAAGCAACAGATATGATTATAGATGCCGGTCATGGTGAAGGTTTCTGCATAGGTAATATTATGAAATATGCTATGAGATATGGAAAGAAAGATGGCAAATCAAAAAAGGATTTATTTAAAATTATTC